ATGCGGCAAGCATCACTCCTTGAAGACGATCACGGCAGGTTGGCTGGCCTGATTCCGGCCATGCGCGCGGCCATGAACCGCGCTGCTGGCGAGGATGAATCCGGGCGCAAGCTGATGGTGGACCACTTGAACGCGGTGGCCAGGGAGGCTGGCGTTCGGCTCACCACAGGCAACTCCCACGCCCTTTCCAAAGATACCCTCGACAAGTGGCTGAACCCCAACGACCGCGACCACACGCCGGGCATCCTGGCCGTGGCCGTGTTCTGCGCCGCCACAAAGGACGCCAGCGCTTTGCGTGTGGTCCTCCAGGCTCTTGGGTTGGATGTGATGACGGCTGAAGACAGGAAACACCGGGACTACGGCAAGGCCTGCCTGGCTGAGCGCGAGGCCCGCAAACGGAAAAAAAGACTGGAGGAAATCATATGAGACCCCTGGAAAGCAGAATGAACAGGCAGAAGGCCCGGTTTCGCATCCGCGAGCACCTGGAGAGCGTGGGTTTGACCATGCTGGATGTCGCCCGTCGGCTGGGCCTGAACAAAAACGTGGTGGTGGAGACCATCGGCGGCGGGCGCAACAACCGCCGGGTGCTGGAGGAGCTGCGCGCGGTTGGCGTGCCGGAAAAGTACCTGTTCATCCCCGAAAGCCGGGGGCGGGCGGGAAACCATGAGGAGGCTGCGTGATGTTGACGGTGAACTTGACGGGGTACCGGGATGTGAAAGGCACGTTGTGGCTGCTGAGCTTCTGGCCTGCCGACGCGGGCCTTCTTCCTGACGGCGGATTCGACGACGATGCGTGGGATGATGCGCAAACGCACGCCTCGGTGGTTCCCGGAGCCGACGTTCACACGGCGTTCCGCGAAGCCTACCGCACAGCACGGATCGCGGCGCGTGACCACGGCGGCTTTGAATTCCTGATCCTGCCCGACTACGAGCCTATCCGCTTTCCCGACCTTGAGCCGGATGCGCTCCGCGCCCCGGCGGTGATCGTGGATGACGGCGGCCCCAGCTACCGGAGCCCGGTCAAACTGTCCGGCGAGGAGCTGCTGGACCTGGGGCGGTTGGTCTGGCGCGAGCAGTTGGGGCGACTGCGCGCCCTGGTGAGCGAGGCGCTCGAATCCGGGAAGAACTACGCCGAGTTTGAGGCCGGGGTGAAGGAACTCTTCCCCGGCGGATTGGGGGTGGCGTGATGAAAACAATGAGGAAGATCCCCAAGGGCCACCGCCCCCGCACTGGCCGTGGTTTGGCCCAGGAACTGACGGCCATAGCGAAGGCTCTCCGAAACGAGGGCGTCTCGGAGAGCCAGATCCGGGAAGCGCTTATGGCGCAGGCCACGGGAAAAAATCAGGGTCATCCGGATCCACGCTCTGCGACTGCGGATTTTGTGAAGGAGATTTCAGCATATCTGGAATCTTTTTCCCCAGAAAACGTAAATCCTCAAGCGCAGTTGTAATGGCTTGTTCCTGACTCTGCCCCTGATGGCGGTTCAGGAAAAAGGCGAAGCCTATCAGCTTATCCATGTCAGACATTTTCCGGCTCCTTCGGTGTGGGAATGGCCCACAGCTTGAGGGTTGAGTGAGTAGCAACGAGCATAGCCGAAGGAGCCGGACCTTTGCAAACCAGGAAGTACGCCATGAACGCAGCCACAGAAGCCTACACCTCCGCCGAGCTTGCCCCAGTCCTTATGCTGACTGAGCGTGCGATCCAGATCCGCGCCAAGCGTGATTCCTGGCCCTCCCAGCCCCGCGCGGGCCGTGGCGGCGGCAAGGTGTACCCGTTCAGCACCTTGCCAGAGGACGTGCGCGCGGCCATCAACTTGGCTCAGGCCAAGGCGGCCATGGCCAGCGCTCCTGCCCCGGCCCCCACGCTGCCCGGCTCTCCCATCCCGGAGCTGGACGCCCGCCGCCGTGGCAAGGCCTTGTCCAAGGCCGACCTGGTGCGGCTTTACCTGGCGTGGCAGCGTCGCCACGGGGCCTCCGCGCGGTCCAAGGAAGACTTTGTGGGGGCTTACCTCGCCGGGGCCTGGCCCAAGCTGCGCGAGGAGCTGGGCGAGTCCGTGAGTTGGAAAAGCCTGGAGCGCTGGAAGCTGGCGCAGTCGCGCGAGGGCACGGCCCTTGTGCTGGCGGACAAGCGCGGCCTGGCTCACCGGGGCCTGTCCATGCTCACCAAGGAGCACAAGGAGATCATGCTGTTCACGGCTCTGAACGCCAACAGCCCCAAGATTTCTTACGCCATCAAGGAGGCGGAACGGCTGTGCAAAGCGCGCGGCGTTCTGCCCGTCCCCTCCCCGGCAACAATGCGCCGGTTCCTCAGCCAGTACATCAGCGAGAGCAACCAGCTGTGGACCATGGTGCGCGAGGGGACAAAGGCATGGAACGACAAGTGCGCATGGTCCATCCGGCGCGACTGGAGCCTGCTCGAAGTGGGCGATGTGGTCATCGCCGACGGGCACGTGCTCAACTTCGAGAGCCTAAACCCGGCCACGGGCAAGCCCTGCCGAATGACCCTGCTGCTCTGGTTCGACGGCGCGAGCAACTACCCGCTTGGCTGGGAGGTCATGGCATCTGAGAACGTGCAGTGCATCGCCTCCGCCTTCCGCCGGGCCTGCATCACCCTGGGCAAGATCCCCAAGGTCCCCTACCTGGACAACGGCAAGGCCTTCCGGGCGCGCTTTTTCGAGAACACCACGGACTTCAATCAGTGCGGCATCGTCAGCCTGATGGAAAGCGCCGGGGCCAGGGTGGGCACCAGCGGCCTCTTTGAGGAGCTGGGCATCACCCCGGTACACGCCCAGCCCTACCACGGCCAGAGCAAGCCCATTGAGCGCTTCTTCGGCACCCTGCACGAGCTGGAGTCCTGGGTGCCGAGCTACGTGGGCAACTGCATCGAAGCCAAGCCTGCCCGCACCAAGCGGGGCGAGGATCTGCACCGCCAGGCATACGAGCGCATGGGCGGTCGCCCGCTGACCCTGGAGGAAACGCACAAGGCCCTGGCTATGTGGTTTGACGAGTATGTCCGCACGCCCAGCCGGGCCGCTCACATCAAAGGCCTCACGCCTCTGGAGGTCTTTAGCAAAGGCGTGGGGCCTGGCGTAGATCTGGCCCGGCTCGATCTGCTCATGCTGTTCAAGGAGGTCAAGGGCATCTCCAAGCATGGCGTGTCCTTGCGCGGCAAGCACTACTACCACCCCATGCTTTCCGACCGTCGGCACAAGTGCCTGGTGCGCTATGATCCCCAGGCCCTGGACTCCGTGCTGGTCTACGACCTGAACGGGAAGTTCATGTGCGAAGCCCGCGACATGGGCGCTGAGCACCCGATGGCCAACATCCTCGGCTCTGCGGAACAGCGCGAGTCCCTGCAAGAAAAACTGACCTTCCAGAAGGGGCAGAAAGCCCTTGTGGCCGCCTCGGCCAGGGAGATGCTCAAGCTAGTGGTGCTGCCGGAAACGAACCGCCGCATGGAAGCTCTGGAGGCCACCAAGGCCGTTGAAGCGCGTCGCGCTCTGCCCCCGGCCACGCCACAGCCCCGTCCCCTGGACGCCGCCGAGGAGGCGGCCATGGAGCGCGTAAAGGCTGGGCCTGTGACGCCTCTCAAGGCCGAGACCATGCAGGAGGCGCACCAGCGCTGGAAGACGCTTGGTCAGAGGATAGCCGCCGGAGAGGCCGTGAGCGAGCAAGAGGCCCGCTGGCATCGAACCTATCCCACCACCTCGAATTTCCGGGCCATGGAGATAATGGAGCGCATGTACGGCGCGCGCCAGGATGACGCTCCTGTGGCCCAGGCCAATTAACAGCAAGAAGGGGGACTTCATGACTAAGACGGCGACCACGGAAACAATCGCCCCGCTCCAGAACGTGGCCATCTGCATGGCGGCCTTGGACCGGGCAATGAACCGGCCCACGCACCTGCCCGGCATGGTGGTTCTGCACGGCCCCTCGGGCTGGGGCAAGAGCACCGCCGCCGCAGTGGCAGCCAACGCGCACCGGGCCTACTACGTTGAGGCGCGCAGCACCTGGACGCGCAAGGCCATGCTGATCGCCATCCTCAAGGAAATGGGAGTGCGGCCCGGCGGGACCATCCCGGAGATGGGAGATCAGGTGTCCGAGCAGCTGGTCTTGTCTGGCCGTCCTCTCATCGTGGACGAGATGGACTACGTGGTCGAGCGCAACCTGACGCAGATCGTGCGGGACATCTACGACGCCAGCCGCGCGGCCATCCTGCTCATCGGCGAGGAGGGCCTGCCCGAGAAGCTGGAGAAGTGGGAACGCTTCCACGGTCGCATCTTGTCGTGGGTCGCTGCTCAACCGGCCAGCCTGAACGATACCGGCGAGCTGGCACGGTTCTACTGCCCCGAAGTCCGCATGGCCGTCGATCTGTTGCAGCGTGTCCATGAGCTGAGCAAGGGTTCTGCCCGGCGCATCTGCGTCAACCTTGAGCTTGCGCGGGAACGCGCCGCTGAGTTGGGCGTGGACACGGTGTCCCTGGAAACGCTGGCTGGCGTGCAGCTCTACACGGGAGCGCCGACGCGGAGGAAGGTCTAATGGGACGCAAGCCTGTACATCTGCTGCCCGCTGGCGGGCTGGCCCCCCAGGACCAAATCTGGACGGCCCTGCGCAGGCTGCGCGGCGGCACGCTCCGCGAGATCGCCTACGAGGCCAAGGCCGTGCGGGCCACCACGCGGGACTACCTGCGGCGGCTGGAGCTGGCCGGGATCGTGAGCCGTGAAATCCGTGACCGTGTGGTCCATTACCGCCTTGAGCGGGACATGGGCGTGGAGACGCCGCGCCTGCGCGAGGATGGCACCCCTTCCACGTCTGGCCGGGGGCGCGAGGCCATGTGGCGCACCATGCGCGTGCTCAAGGAGTTCGGCGTGGCCGACCTGCTGACCCACGCGCGGGCCGCTGGTTTGACCGTGGCCGAAGCCGAAGCCGAGACCTATTGCCGGTGGCTATATCGTGCCGGGTATCTGGTGCGTTCGCCTCGCCCCAGCACAGTGCCGCGCTGGCATTTGGTGCCCGCACGCCACACCGGCCCTAAGCCGCCAATGATCCAGAGAATCCGACAGGTATATGACCCGAACCTGGGCCAGGTTGTCTGGCGCGAAAAAGAACTCCAAACCGAGGAGGCATCATGATCCGGGAAAAGATCAACAGCGCCGTGACCAGGTTGCACGAGCTGGGCGGCCAGGTGAGCCCGGAGCATTGGGAGCTGATCCGTGCGGCCACCGCCGAGCTGAAGGACGCCTCGGATTCTGCGCGCCACCTTGAGACGGCAGTGCTCGTCATCACTATCCCCGTCGCCAACATCAACAGACAGTAAGGAGGACGCATCATGCTTGAAGGCTACATGGAGAACGCCCAGGGGCACCAGGTGCCGCTGGACCAGGTGAAGGACATCGACCGGGCTAGGCACGAGTTAGTGATGGAGAAGGTGGTCAAGGTCAAGGCCATGCACGAGCTGCTGGCCAAGCTCAAGGCTGAACTCATGGCCGACGTGGGCGCGTTCGTGTCCCTGTCCGCCGAGCGGTACGGGGCCAAGATGGGTGGCAACAAGGGCAACGTGACCCTGCTGTCCTTTGACGGCAAGTTCAAGATTTCGCGCCAGGTGGCCGAGCACATCACCTTTGACGAGCGCCTCCAGGCCGCGAAGGACCTCATCGACGAGTGCCTGAAGGACTGGACCCAGGGGGCGCGCAGCGAGATCCAGGCGCTCATCGACCAGGCCTTCCAGGTCGACAAAGAGGGCCGCATCAGCACCACCCGCATCCTGGGCTTGCGCCGCCTGGACATCACCGACGAGCGCTGGCTCAGGGCCATGCAGGCCATCGGCGACAGCATCCAGGTCACAGGCACCAAGTCTTATGTCCGCGTGTACGAGCGCCAGGACAGCGGGGCTTACACGGCCATCCCGCTGGATATGGCGGCGGTTTAACGACGAACTCAAGGGGGAAACCATCATGACCAAGAAGCCGGAACTTGTGTGTCCGAGGTGCAAAGGCAAGGACATCATGGGCCACCTAACGAATTCGAGGAGAAAAGGAGTCTTCGGGCTCATACAGTCTGGATGCCGTAGCTGCGGGCAGATGGGTCCGAAGCTGGAAGTCCCGAATGACTGCCCTGTCATGGACCCCTACTTCATCAAGGCGCACGAAGCGTGGGAAGCACTCTGCACCATGGAGGCCAGCCATGCCTAAGCAGAAGCGCGAAATCGACCCGTATGTTGAGGCGGCGTTCCTGGACGCCATGGACCGCATCAAGGTCGTCACCGGAGCCCGCACCCAGGTCCAGCTGGCCGATGTTTTGGAGGTGCGCCAGTCGAGCATCAGCGATGCCAAGCGCCGTTGCTCCATCCCGGACGGCTGGCTGGTGAAGCTGTTCGAATCCCACAACGTGTTGCCGACCTGGATCAAGACCGGCGCGGGCGCGCAGTACCTGGACGGCACAAGCCACGCGGCCATCGCCAAGGTGCAGGAGCGGATCAAGGTCATCACCGAGGATTTCGCGCACCTGGTCTGCCGCGTGGAGGATGCGCTCGACGTCATCAACATGACCGAGGCCCAGCTGCAACAGCGCAAGGCGTACCACGCCGGGGTGCTGTCCTGCGACCTGGAGCGGGCCAAGGCCGTGGCTGCTGAGCTGAATCTCATGTCCGCCGACGTGGCGGCGCTTTCCCACTAACCCCCAACCCCAAGGAGCAAGGACCATGACCAAGGCTGAACTGATCAACAAGCTGAACCAGAAGCTGAGCGCCACCTACGGCTCGAATATCAACCGCGTGATCGACACCCTGCACGCCCTGGGCGAGATCGCCACGGAAACGCTCAAGACCGGCGGCGAGGTTCCCTTTCCAGCCCTCGGCAAGTTGGTGGTGGCTCAGACGGCGGCGCGTGCGGGGCGCAACCCGGCCACCGGAGCCGCGATCCAGATCCCGGCGGGCAGGCGGGCGAGCTTCAAGGTGGGCGCGCCGCTGAAGGAAGCCCTGAAGGGATAATGCGAAACCGCCCTGCGGGGCGGTCGTCCAGGCGTGGCGGCCTGGGCCTGACGAGCAGCCAACCGGAGACACGATGACAAAGCAGAGGAAGAAGCGGGCCTCCAAGAGCCTCCAGGAAGAAGCTTGCGAGGCGCTGGGGCGCGCTACGAATGCGCGTCTTGTGGTGCGGAGAGGCCCCAAAACCATCCGCTACACCATCACCTTCAGTATCCCGAGGGAGCCATGAACCTTGACGCCCGGATCAACGCCTTGACAGACGCCCTGCGCCAGCGTGCGACCATCCCTTGCGCGCTCCTGGGCCGCATGGCGCGCTCCTCCGAGTGCTGCTCGCGCGGGCTGGCCGCAACGATTGAAGAATTCCAGACCTGCCGGGCCTGTCCCGAGGGCCAGCGCCTGGCCGCCTCGGCACCGCTGTGGGGGTACTCCAAGCCGCTGCCCGCGCTGGTGGTCTACACCCCGCCGCAGGCCGCCACTGTGCGCCAGGCCAAGCCCGCCTCCAGGCCAGCGCCCAAGGCCCGCCCGGTTGCTTTGCCTGAGCCCACGTGCCGCAAATGCGGATGCACCGAGACTCGGGCCTGCCCCGGCGGTTGCTGGTGGGTCGAGCCGGACCTTTGCAGCGCCTGCGCACCCAAGACATCCAAGGCCAAGGCTCCGCGCGCCAAACGCCAGGCCAAGCCCGCACCCGTTGTCGAGCCTGTCATCACCACGGCCCCGGTCCAGGCGCCTGAGGCCCAGCTCGCAGATCCACGCCTGGTCAAGCTGGCCAGCGCCCTGCGCGAGCTGACGGCAGATGGCCGGATGCGCGTGAGTATGCTCGACCTGATGCGCGCCGTTGGCGCTGCCAACTACGACGAGGCCGCTGGCCTGGTGATCCACGCCGGGCTGCGCACGTCGCAGCTCTCCGGCCCGGTGCAGACCGTGCTGGTCGACCACACCGCGCGCCAGCTCATGGCCAGCGCGGCGAGCGAGGTGCGGCAATGATCACGAAGAGCCAAGCATCATTTGCAACAGTGGAGCGGATAATGGCCGAGACTGGAGAGAATCTCCAGGAGGTGATCTTCATGGTCGCCGCGCTTTACCTCGACCATACCCATATGGACCGGCTCACGACGCGCATAAGCATACCGGGCCGTGGCTCGTTCTCCATCATTGTGAAGAGGAACAAGGCGAGGTCGAAGAAATCATGAGCGCCCGCTTCACCCTCACCCGTGGCAAGTTCGGCTCGCCCATCGTGTTCGACAACGACGGCAAGCGCCCTGTGCTGGTGCTCCTGCGCGACACGGACATGCCCGACGAGGCGGCGGACGTTGCCGCCATGAACATGGGCCGCTTCATCGCCCAGACGTTGAGCCAGAGCCATGAGCGGGCCATGCAGGCCAGGAAGCCAAGCGTAGGGGGCCGGTAGCCATGCCGCGTTTTATCGCCGCCCGTGGCCGCATTGGATCCGTCTGCATCCGCGACACCACGCGGGGCAACCGCATGTGCTGCACCTTTGACCGCGACTTTGCGGCCTACGCGGGCGACCGCGACCGCGCCACCGCCGCCGCCATGCGCATGGCCGAGATCTGCGCCGAGGCGCTGAACCATGCGCACGAGGCCAGAACAAACAAGGTTGACTATCCGCATGCACAGGAGGCCTCTCATGGCTGAACAAAATAGCCCAGAGAACCCGCACACGCCCCCGCCCGTGCGGGAGTGTTGCACCTGCGAGCATGAAGGCAAAAGCCTAGAGGACTGGCCGTGCCGTACGTCGATGAGCATGCCCGGGCTCACCTGCTGGAAACCGAAGGAGGCGGGCAAATAGCTTGCCCGAAAAAGCATGGCAGAACAGCGTGAAGAATGGTGCACAATCTTGCTCAAGTTTTCGAGCAAGCCGACTGTGAAGATAGCACTTTTCGACTCCCGTCAGTGGGTCGGCAACCTCGGTGATGCCTGGGCAAGCCGCGTGCGCCGGGGCAGCATACACAGCGGCAAATGGGTTCCGGAGGATCAGGGCAGCCTGATTTTCTATTCGCTGGCGGATGTGGCCAGCTTAGTGCTCTCGGAACTGGAAGGCACCCGCAACCCGCTGGAGACTCTGCCGGAGCCGCCGCACCCCCTGTTGCGCAATAAATCCCGTTGTCGTTGGAAGAAGGCCGGGACCGAAGGATACCCCACCGGCGTGCAGACCTGGGCCAGCTGTGATCCCGTCCGCTCCTATTCGGGCCTGTGGGTCATCTATCTTGCTGGTGGCGTGGGTTGGGTGCCCTGCACCGAGGTGACGCCCTTGGACCATTTTGGACGGGAGGTGCCGCGTGGATAAGCTGCTGCTGAACGACCCCGACATCCCGCCCGCGCTTTTCTGGCTGTCTGTTGCTGTCGCCCTGGTTCTTGCCGCCTGCTACTTCGCCTGGTGCTCGTGCAGGGTCTCGGCAAAGTGCCTGACGGGCCTCCTGGCCATCTACGCCGGGAGCCTGCGTGAATCGTTCGCAGAGATCGTCCAGGCGCGGCGAGAGTCCACGTGGCAAGGCGTGGTTGCCGAATACCGCCAGCTCGTACGGGAGGCTCGCCATGGCCTTTAATACCCGCCGCTCCCTGCTGGCCAAGGTCCACATCGCCAAGAAGGACCTGGGCCTGGACGATGCCGCCTACCGCGCGATCCTGGCCAGGCACGGCGTGGAATCCTCCTCCAAGCTGGACCTGAAGGGCCTGGAGAAGCTGCTCACACACATGGAGAAACTGGGATGGGAGAGCACGCCGAAGCAGGCCAAGCCGCGCATCAACGCGGAGCACATCACCATTCCGGACAGAGATCCCCACGTCCGCCAGAAGCGCTACGCGCTCGCCCTGGCCAAGGCCCTGGGCTGGAGCCTGGTGGGCCTGCAAAAGCGCATCAAGCAGCAGTTCGGGATCGAGAACATCCTCTGGCTGAATGACCAGGCGTCCTTGCAGACGCTCATCAAGGACATGACCAACCGCTGCCGCAAGAAGGGCATCGACCCCAGCCCGGACAAGACGGGGGCGGCGTGACGGACACCGAGATCCAGGAGCCGCCTTCCGCCCAGGAGCTACTCCAGGCGATTCGCGCACGCTATGGCACGGTGCATCGGTTCTGCCGCCGACACAAAGGCAGGCTGAACAGGTCGACGGTGTACATGGTCCTGGCCGGAACCTACCCCGGCTCAAAGGCCGCGCAGGCGCTGCGCATAGCCGAGGCCCTGGGCCTGGCGCAAGGGAAGGAGGCGCGGGTTCTGGCGGCCATCAAGAGCGTGGCCTGCGTGCGCTGCGCGGTGAAGGCCCGGCCCTGCGGGCGATGTGATGAACTTTTCAAGGCGCAGGCGGCGGCAGCACTTTGTGCCATGCCGAAGGGACAATGAGGATACCGCCATTCTCATTTTACTTGCAACAAACAGTGGAGGGCAACGGCCATGAAAACGATCATTGACGACATCGTGAAGTTGGTGGCCAATGGCTGGCGACCGTACCGAGGTCACGTAGAAAACAGGGTCTACGCCGAGGTCAGCTGTCCCCACGCCCCACTCAGCGATGACGCCAAGGCGGCGGGAGCCAAGCGAGGCAAAGCCGTGCCCAGCTGGTTCTGCCGGGCGGACATCTTCCTGTGCCTGGGGTGCGGTAGGCGTTGCAGCCTGAACCGCCCCAAGGGCTTCCAGGCCCCCTTGCCTATCAAGTACCCCAACAGTCAGGAAACGCCTTACACCCTCACGCCCCAGGAGATGGTGACCAAGCTCCGACTGTTGACCGTGAACCAGGCCGCCTATTGCCTGAACGCGAGCCAAGGACAGATCTACAACTGGATCGCCGAGGGGCGGCTGCGTAGGCTGGAAGAGAGGCCCGTGCGGATACCGGTTGAGGATGTGCGGGAGGAGATGGAGCGGATCGCGGAGTAATCCATGGCGGCCAGAATGGGCCGATTTTGTTGCATTTGTCCGGGGCTCTGCTACAGAGGGTGTTATGCGTCGTAACTTATTCCTTTTTGCCTTACTGATTGTCCTGCCTACGCTTGCGTGGGCCGCTGGGCATGAGCACCCCGAAAAGTGGTACCAAGAACGCTGGTGCTCCTCACGGGGCCGGATGGAGGTCGTGCTCAAGGACGGCAGCCGGTGCGATTGCCTGACAGACACCTACGCCGTCGAGTTTGATTTTGGAGCCAAATGGGCCGAGTCCATTGGGCAATCCTTGAACTACTCTGCCCAAACGGGGAAACGGCCTGGCATTGTTCTCATCTTGGAACGCCCTGGTGACGAGCGATACCTTGAGCGTATTCGTACCGTAAACCGTGCTTTTGGCCTGGGCATTACGATCTGGACAATAGACCGCCACGGGCAAGAAAGGTCTCGCCCGTAGCGCACGGTGAGCGGCTTTCGGGCCGCCTTTTTCTTCTTCCCGCCACTCGTCCAAAACCCGTCCACTCAGCCCACCCCTTCAGGAACTTTCACTTTCCCCCCGGTAGTCTCAGGGCTCGTTGATCCCCCTTGAGACGCCCCTGCCTGGTGCTGGCCCGTGCCAGGCAGGGGCAAACCCCGGAGGTAGCCCCATGCAATTCCTCAAACGTTTCGCCGCCTGGCTGCGCGACCATGGCCTTGCGCTGCTTGCGTATGTCCTTATACCCATTGCCTGGGCGGACCTGCGCGTGCGCCCCCTGTGCGTTGCCGTCCGCGAGAGGATGGCCGCCTTCGTCGCCTGGCTGCGCCGGGGTCTGCGATCCGGGTGCTCGGCGCTGTCCGCATGCGCCAAGGCGCTCACGATCTGGGCGCGTGGCAGCTGTTCTGCGGCAGCCACTTTCGCCCGGTCCGTCATCGCCTGGTTGCGTCGGCGCGGCCCGCGCCTTGGGGTGCCCACCGCGCTGGGCCACGTTCTCTTGCTGGTTGTGTGGATTGTGGCCCCACACCAGGCCCCGGTCATCATCTACAAGCTTGCCGGTATCATGCTGGCCGGGTGCGACGGATATCTGTTCCACCGCACCGTGAGTCCGTACGCACAGCCGAGTGGGTACCTCAAGGTCAAGTACCGCGAGGAACTGGGATTTAAGGCCGAGCGTGCCGACTTCGAGGTGGTCGAGGGCTGCGAGCGCCTCTTCATCCACGCCAACTGGCAGCGCGCGGCCTACGTCCTCGTGCCCATGCTGGCCCTGGCGTGGATGCTGTAGGGGGTGGCCATGCGCAATCTTCTGGCTCGCCTCATCAAGCTCATCCCTGACTCCTCGCTGCTCTTCGCGGGTAAGGTCATCGGCACCGTCGCCCAGCTGCTGATCTACGGCTTTTGGGCCGGGGTGGGCTTCTGGATTGCCTTTGTCATGGTGCTTTCGTGGGCCGGGCGCGCCCACGCCGAATCCATCCCCGCCGCTGCCCATCAGTACCGCTCGGTGCTCATCCGCGCGGCCCGCGTGGAGGCTGGCCTGTCCGCCCCGGTGGCCGTGTTTGCGGCCCAGCTGGAGCAAGAGAGTGGCTGGAATCCGCAGGCCGTCAGCCCCGTGGGCGCGCGTGGCCTGGGCCAGTTCATGCCGCTGACGGCCAAGGACATGGGACGCAGCCGCCCGGACCTCGGCCCAGCCAGCCCCACAAGCCCCGGCTGGGCCATCCGCGCCCTGGTGGCCTATGACTTGACGCAGTTGCGCCGCATTCGCGCGGCCAGCCCGTGCGACGCTTGGGCGCTGGCGCTCATGGCTTACAACGGCGGGCTGGGCTGGGTCCGGCGCGACCAGGCCAAGGCCAAAGCCCTGGGCCTGGACCCCGGCCTCTGGCAAAGCGTCGCAAGCGTCAACGCCGGGCGCTCCATCGCAGCCAAGCGCGAGAACGCGCGCTATGCGCCCGTGATCCTGTTCAAGCGACAACCCAAGTACCTGGCCTGGGGGCCGGGCATCCGTTGCGAGGTGACCCGATGAACGGAGTGGAACGCATCAACGCCGAGCGCGAAAGGCAGAAGACCGTCAAGGGCTACACGCCGGAGCATGACCTCCAGCATTCCTACACCGAACTGGCGCAGGCTTCGTCCTGCTACCTGGCTGTGGACCCGGAGCCGATTGTCCGCCTCCGCTGGCCGTGGTCACCGGCGTCATTCAAGCGGAAGAACTTCCCGCGACCGAGCATCAGGGACATGGAGAAAGGCGGTGCGTTGGCCGCAGCGGCCATAGACTTGAGACTGGCGCACGATCCCACGGAGGATGCCGGATGAACCTCGCCTCCCTTCTCGACCCCACGTCCACCGCACGCAAGGTCGCTCTCGGCCTTGGCGGCGCGCTGCTCGTGCTCATCCTCTGCCTGGCCTGCGCCTGGGGCGGCTACCGCCACGGGCGCAGTACTGCCACGGCGGTGGGCGACGCCAAATACTCGAAGCTGGAGGCCGCCCAGGCCAACGCCAACCGCCTGGCCAGCGACACAGCCCGCCGCATCGTGGACGCGGAGATCATCCGCCGCGACACGCTGGCCGAGGAGCTGGCCGCCGCCCGCACAACCATTGCGGAACAAGGCAAGAAAATCACCAATCGGAGGATATCCAATGCGTCGCATTCCGTTGCTGCTGTTGATGGCCGTTGCACTTTCGGTGCTGAGTGGGTGGGGCTGTACAATGAGGCCTGGGGCTTCGGCCACGGCGATCCAGCCAGTCCCGCCGCCGCCCCCGGCGCTGTTGGAGAAGCCGGAGCAATACCGACCGCTCAAGCCGGGGAGTTTCGACAAGGCGGAGTGACCCCGGAGGATATCCAGGTGGTCAACCGCGACAATGCCCGGATTTGCCGGGATACCACGACCAAGTACCTGGCGCTCATCAAGTGGGCGCTGGGCCTACCGAAAACCGTCAACGCCACGGAGGCCCGATGAATCCCGCCGATATTACCAGCCTGGTGCGCGTGTTGAGCATCATCGCTGGCATCCTCCAGCAGCTCGGGGTGCCGGGCCTGGTGGGGCTTGTC